CGCTTTCGACAGGCTCGTGATATAGAGGATGAACCGCGCCCGCATCGCGGCATCGGTTTCGGCATCAACCCCGTTAGTCAAGGCCGCGGCATTGGTAACGGTATCGAACCCGGGCAACGCCTGGATCACCTGCGTGATAACGCCCGCCAGAACATTGCCCTGGCTCCCGCCGTTTATTGCCCGAACCGTCACGGTCAGCGAGGCGATGCCGGCGGCTATCATGAACCCGCCGCTTGGCGCGATGCCTGCCTGGTAAGCGCTGTTGGTCGGGTCTGCGAGGACGGTGAATTGTTGGGTGCCATCGGCAGACTGGACCTTCGCACCAACTGGCACCATCGCCGGCTGCGTCGTGGAAAACCGACTGAATGTCACCTGCCCCGTCGCACTCACCGCTCCTAACCGAAGAAATCCGTAATCGGCCGCCCAACTGTCCATATCGGCACCCTGGCTCGTTGCTGCGCGAATCTGCGCTAACACCTGCATGATCTGCGACTGGATGAACAAACAGACATCAGCCACCGCCTCAGTCAGCGCGCGCAGGACCGAACCGGTCGTGAAATTCACCAGTGTTGTCTGGGTTTTCTGGATGGCGGCCGCCTGATTTGCAACCAGTTGCGTAAAGCTCTGAAGTGCTGGAACTGTCATCGGGCACCTGACGGGTTTGAAGTAAACGAGACTAAAGCGCGTGTCAGGGTTCAGCCGCCACCCGTCAGATCGAAACCCTGGGCCACCGACTGTCCGGTTACGGCGTCGACATAGGTCAAATCGACGGACAACGTGTTCAATTGCGATTGGACTTGAACCGAGGGCGGCGGCACCTGCTGCACCGCTTGCTCCAGCAACATTTGTGACAAAACGACCCCGACGACGGCACGCCCGTCCAGGGGATCGCCGACGCGGGCTGGCAATCCAGCGCCATACTCCAAGTGGTGCAGCACCGCGCCGGCATTGGTACACAGCCGCCGCAAGACCCGTTGGCGGGTCTCCAAACTATCGTCGGCGATTGCGAGATCACCGGCAGGTCCTACGGCTAGATCGCCGCCGACAAAATGAGACAGGTCGGCCATTAGTTTGCTCCATTCCAGCCGATCACACCGGTCTGGGTAGCGTTCGGCGCGGCAGAGGGCAGAGTGAGCGTAATCGCGCTCGTACTATTCAGTTGCGGATCCCATAAGCCGTTCAGGCTGGCAATGCGCGTCCATTGCAGCGGGTCACCCAATTGCTGCGCGGCGATCGCCAAGAGATCGCCGCCGATGACGGTGATCGTGCGGGTGCTCATTGGTTCAAGGCTCCGGCCACGTTGATGCTCATACGATTCAAATAGGCCCCGGTCTGATGGAGGTTGGCCGATTGCATCAATAGCGTGCCGGTCGCGAGCAGCGATGCCGCATTGGCAGATGCAGTCGCGCCGACGACAATCCCGCCTAAATTGGCGACGCTGGAAAGCTGTTGATCGACTGCGGTCGTCGCTACGAATGTCGCGGTCTGAGCGATGGCTAATGCGCTCGCGACAGTCGCTAAGCCGCTGATATTGCCGCTCAGCGAACCCGCGGCTCCGATTGCGGTCTGTACCGCCTCGACGCCGCCAACGACCGACTGGATTTGGGACACGAAGCCATCAAGCGGAACCTGTTCTGCATAGCCGAGCGCAGCAAAGAGGTCGGTGCTGACCATCTGATCGACGGTCGAAAGCTGCAGCGGTTGATCAGGGTTCCGATTGTCCCGCAATACGGCACATGAAATGCGGTAGGAGATTTCCCAATCGCGTTCGTAATCAGCGACAAAGGATTGAATCACGACCGTATAGTTAAACACGCTCCAGGTAAGCGGTAAGGGTGAGCCGGCCCGTCGAGCCGCATCGAGATAGGTCGCGCGATTAAGCGCCAAGCTGCCGCGGAACCGGCCACTCCAGCTCAGCGCTTCGTCATCCGGTCCCATGACATCGATGACACGGGTGCCGCCTAGCAGTTTCTTGATGCCTAGTCGCTGCGCGCCGCCAAACGGCAATTTGTCGGGGACCTCCATGTCACCGAACTGGACATCGCCCAACTGCAGATAGACATTGGCCGTCTGCGCGCCGGATGCCGCGCCAATAATGCCAGTGATGCTCATGATGTTGATGCCTCAGCTATCCCGCTGCTTAGGACACTTGGACACGCTGGGAGGCGCGGAACGAGACCTCGACGTCGATGAATGCGTCCTGGCGACGGGCGCCGATGGTATTGAGTTTCAGCGCGACGCCGGTGTAACGAAACTGATGGATGGCACCGGTCGTGGCATCCTTGATGGTTTCAAGTATCTGGCTCGGCGGGATATTGAGCCCGGACCAGTAGGCGGATTCTAGCTGGGCGAACAGGCTGTCGATGGTGGCGTCGACGCGCTGAATCTTGAACGTACCCTCCCAGCCCTTCGGGACTTCCGCGAAGATCGGCGGTCGGCCGAGCGGCAGGGATTCAAGCTGATTGGTCATCTGCTGCGCGTTGAATTCAACGATCGTGGTTGTCGTGACATAGCCAGTCGGGCCGTAGAGATCGAGCGTGGCGTCGTTACCGACGTTGAGACTGTTATAGGGCATGGTTACGACTCCGGGTTAGGCCGCGAGGGATTGGGTCTGGCGAACGATCTGGACGGAGGCGCCGCCTTCGACGTTGAGCAGGAACTTCTCCAGGATGCCGGGATACTGAACCCGTACATCCATCTGGCCGTAGCCCAATGCCACGCGATACTGCGGATTGTTCGTCGCGTCCATAATCGCCGTGAAAGTGACGATCTGCTTCTGATCCTGCATGGACTGCAGGAAGGCGTTGACCGTGGTCAGAGCCTGACGCCAGGTGTCCGAGGTATTGAGCTTGCCGACATAGGTCCCAAGCCCGGCATTGAAGGTTGCGGCCACGTAGTTGGTCAGGCGGGTGTACTGGTCCGATTGGATAACCGCGTTGGACGAGCTGTTATGGCCAGACGCGCAGGCAAAGATCGAACCGGCAACGGCCGGGTTGATGATCACGTCGATGCCAGCACCGATGAGCTGCGTCAGTTCCGCCTGGCTATAGGGAGCCCCGGTCAGCTGGCGCTGAGTGCCCTGGAAGCCGTAAAGCGTCTTGTTCAGCGAGGCATTTTGAACCGAGAGATTGGAAAGCAATCCTGCCGCAGCGCCCTGCGGCGACACCGTGCGCTGCACGTTGTTATAGGGATCGTTCCAGATCAACCAATCGCCGAACATGACCTTGAAGGCGTAGCTGTCGATGCCGTAGAGGGCCTTGTTAGCAATGGCGTTAGTGATGGTATCGCCCGCCGGGGTGACACCGACCATATAGGTGCCTTCGCTGATCCCATATGCCACCTGATAGGTCGCCTGGGCCCAGTCATCGCAATCCGCCAGCATCCCGATCGCGCAGCCGGTTCCGCGCAGGGCGTACATACCCTTCCGCGGCGTGGTGTCGACGCCCACAAGGGTTGAGCCCGCGGCAGCGTTGGCACCGTCGACACCACCTGATAGAGGATAGGTTGTCGCCACTGTCGGCGGCGACGTGGTTCCAGTCGGGCCGGAGGCAACGACGATATTCGACGGCCCCCGGATGCCGGACGTGCCACTGTTGATCGCGGCAGCCATATTGCCCCAATACGAACACACTGCGGCGTAAGATCCGCCTGACCCGCCACCGCCCGAAAGGGTCACGGTCGCCGACGAATAGCCTTGGCCAGGGGTCACAATCGACAGCGGTCCCAGCCCCCATGTCAGCGAAAACGCAGCGCCGCTGCCGGAACCGGACGTGCTCACCTGAGCCACCGGATTGGTGGGTGTCGGTCCCCCCGTGATTTGTCCGGCACTAACGATGGTCACGGTTGCGACGGCGCCTGCAGTTACCGTGGCAACCTTCAGAATCACACCGTTGGTAAGGCTAATCGTGTCATTGACGACATACCCAGAACCGCCGGCTGATGGCGTGGGCGGGGTGGTGACGATCGACAGAGATGCGGCCACCGTCGCCTGTTGCTGCGGGCCGGTGGCGATGTTCGGGGCGCCGACACTGGTCGACGGAACCGAGGTGTAGCCGGTGCCCGCTGTGGTGATCGCCGATGCAATGCCGGATGCAATGTTGTCGAACAGCTCCTGGTTTTGGCCAGGGATGTTGATCGCAATGCGGTAGGTTCCCGCCGCGGCACCGCTCGACACGGTTGCCTGAATCTGATTGCCCAACTGCCCGGTATATTTTGCGGTCAGGGTGAGGTTTGACGTGCCGACTGCGCCGGAAGCGGCGACATCGGTCCCGTCCGTGACACGGACGCAGCGCATATTATTGGCGCCCTGATAGATCGCCATCGCGACCGCGGTGCCCATGTCGTATTTCCGGGGATATGGATAACCGAACTGGCGCACATAGTCCGCGAAGCTCGCCACTGTCAGCGGCTGGTTAGTCGGCCCCCAGGACGCGGTACCGACCACGCCAAGCATATTCGACGGCACGCCGTTCAGCAGCGCCACCTGCGGAGCCAGCACCTGGACATAAAGATTGGGCACGACCAGCGCGGTCGTGTTGAGCGTGCCCGACGCGTAAATCGGCATGGGTGGACTCCATCAATGATTGGGGATAGCTGCTGAGACGTTTGGGGAATGGCTTGGGCCATCCGTGGCCCGGCGTAGAACGCCGATCCGACTGTCGGTAGAAGCGTTACTTTGTGGCCTTTACGGCCTTGTCGTCCGTTGCGGCCGGCACGCTCGGGCTCGGGGCCACAGGGTCTTCAGGATGGGATGCGACGACGAAGTGTTGGGCGTGGTGGCCGAGCCCGATCAGCTCGTCGATCAGATGTTCCAGGCGGATTACTTGGCCCTTCAGATAGGCCACACCGGCATGTTCGAATTGCTCAATAACGGTCAGAACGCGCATGAAGCCCTCGCTTTTCGGGATGTGAAGATGGGTGGATTGAAACGAATGGCTGCGCCGGAGCATCAGATCTCCAGCAATTCGCAACTCAATTGCAGGCCCAGGCTGTTCCAGTAGGTCGCCATAACCTGATAGCGCCAACCCTGATCATCGGTGACGATATCCCTGTCCTGCACGACGCCCAGCGCTACCGAACCCTGCGGAATGAACATCCGCCAGACGCTGCGATCGGCCATATCGCCGGGAATACCGCCAAGGGGTGCTCCCGCTGCTCCGGCTTTTTGAATCGAGGCGGGCAAGCCGGTCGCAATGGTGGTCTCCGTCGCCTGATTGAGGCCGCCATATGGCTCCGATCCCACCGATGACTGGGCGGCAGGACGCGTGATGCCGATCGTGCGGGGATAAAGGAATATTCCCTCCCACGGCAGCATCAGCCAGCGCTCCCACTCGGATTGCCGTCGCTTGGCACAGGCAACAAATTATCGTCGAGCGTGATCGAAAATTGCGGGGCAACGCGGTCGCTATCGTCGATCTGGGCTTGCTTGTCCGCAACCGAGATGCCGCCCGCATAGGGCATGGCGCCACCAAGCAAGGCATCCTTCGCCTCGAACAGCGCTGAACGGCGGGCGTAGGCAGCCGCCATCTGGCTCAGCTTCAGACTGGTGTCGCCGGCGTTGCTATCGGCGCTTCGTGCGTATTGCGTCGCCAGCGTCTGGCAAGCGAGCGACGCCGCCCCCCAGATTGACCCGCGTTGCGATAGGAACCAGGCAAGTTCTTCATCCTGAAACTGCGGCGAAGCGGCGACCGTATCGCCGATCATCAGGCGCAGCTGATCTTTGGCCGAGCTCGCCAGATCGCCGATGCTGTAGCTCCAGGTCATAGCACGCAGCCGTCGATATTTACGGCGCCGATAATCGTGCTGCCGGCGGCGGCCAGCACCGCGCTAACGGCGTTGCCCGGAGTGGCATTGATGCCGCGGATGAACTGGCGTGTGAACGTGCCGGTGATGTAGTCCTGCCAAATGACCGTGCCGCCATCCTTGATCTGCAGCAGCACCGGTGCGGCGGGCGCGCTGGAGAAGCTGGCATCGACTCCAAATACGACGTTCTTCTTCGGACTCATCGCAACAACAGGCGCCGCTGGCGCCGGCTGCGTCGCAGTGGCCGCAGCATTTGTTTGGGCAGCAGTCTGCACCCAGCCGATCGGATTGATCGCGGACATGATGAATTCTCCAAAATGTAAGATGCAGAAGCCCCTAGGCTATAGGCAGCGAAGGGATCGTTGCGGGAGCAGTTTTAGGTGACCGTCTGAGTGAACTGCCCTACAACTTTACCGCGAAGGCGTAACGGGAGTTTGGGCAATGGTTAATCAGAATCGCATTCCCCGCGCACTGAGCACACTGATCCTACTCGGATACCTCGCGATGGGATTGGGCGGCCAAAGTGTCGCCGTCGCCGCTGATAACAAGGACGCCATAATTTCGTTGGGTACGTTCTCGAATGTAAACGACGCCGACGACCCGCTCGAAGACAGTGGAACCGTGCTGTTACTATGGCGAAAGGGCGACGTGCTTCTTGGTTCGGCGCTGAAAATTATAGCGGGCGCAGGTTACGGGGGTCTATTCATCAACGGTCACTATCATGCCGCCACGCATAAACTCGATTTTCTCGTGGAATTCCCGGACAACGATACAGCGCTCGACACAGCGTTTGGCAAACCAGGCCCGGTACCGCGCGCTGTTAAGGCGACAAAATACAACCTAACCATAGCGGGGAACAATATTTATGGAATAAGAAGAGATATTTACTATGACGTTCCCGAAATTAATCAAAAATTTCATCAAGATAACGCTGAGAGCATAAGCCTGCCGAGGGCGAATGTTTTCGGTCTAATCTATCATGCCCCACCGGGGCCATTTCAAAATCAAGATGAGTGGTTCGAATACGCCTGGTGTAATTTAACGCGCATAGGAGCAAAGGACTTGTTCAGAAGCGCGCAAGAGTTGAGGAGCGCCTGCCCTTATGAGTAGGCGTTGCCTCACGCTATCATTTTCGATGGACTAACTGCCATCCGAACTAAAGTGCGGCGGGTCGCCTTCGGCAATCAAGTGAATAACACCGTAAGTCTGGGCTACACTTATTAAGTCCTTGTTGGTTTGATTATGGGGCGTAGTCGTAATGACCATTGGGTCGCCAGATTTACATTTGATTAGCAGCCTGCTGGCACTCCAGTTGAAATACCAGTCTATCGCTTTTCCTTGGGAGTGCCGAGACTCCAAAGCTGGCGCCTTCTTAAGCGAGACCTCGTTAGCTTTTTCGCAAATTCCTTTAGCCGCACCGATACTGGCGGCAAGGTCCGGCGAACGGTCCTCCGCGCGATGCAGCCACTGAATGTCGATCTCAGACTCGCCCGCTTTGGGCTGAAAAGGTGGAATTCCTTCGATCAGGCGTATATTCCAATCATGCAATCTGGCCGCCCAACCTTCCGGCGTCTGATCTGGCGCTGAACCAAAAAAATGGCTCCAGCTATCACTCAACTTGATCCTTTGGCTACTCTCAGCGGGCGGATTGAAAACCTCATTCGACAGATGCTCGTAGTAAATCAACCAGGCCCAGTGCATGAGGTAGCACCGCTCACGGGGGCGAAACGTCGAAACGACCGTCGGCCTGATCACTTGGGCCTGCAACTTGTTCGTGTCGAGAGTTTTTAGATCGATGCTCGACAGATCAATGTCATTCGGAACAATCTTTGCGCTGGCAAGCGCGTCCTTGAATTCCAACACTTTCTCTTTGAAATCCGATTCGAGATCATCGTAACTCGTGTGCCCCGGAAACACATCGAGCCAATGCGGCCCACTCAGCGTGTCTGCAGGGGTTCTGGATGACATTTGCTTCTTTGACCCAAGTTACTGACTGATCGATGCGACCAACGGGCTGGTCGGATCGATGCCGCCAGAAACCGTCTCGGTAATGGCCGTGATCGTCGGGATTTGCTGGAATTGAAGCGTGGGATACTCAATCCGGTAACTGATCTCGCGACGGAACAAGCCGACTTTGGCGGCGCTGTCGTTGAGGAATGTCGAGGCGTAGCGGATGCGCGCCATGGACCCATCGACCAGGGTAAGGTACTCAAACTGCGCCAGAGCGACGTCGATCGCAGCGCCCAGCGCATCACGGATGGGCTGAGTCGGGGACCAAATCGTGACGGTGAATTCCTTACGCTGGCGGCGTACTTCGCGCGTCGCCTCGGCCTGGCCCCCGACTGTTCCGGCGGTCAGCGCGACACCGCTTGGTACCGTGAGGACAGCACCCGAGCTGGCGACCCCCGGATGATCGACGGCGATCATGCCGGCCAGCGCCGTCATGATGCTGGTCAACGTATCGCTGGCCTGAACCGCATAGGCATAGGCCTTGTTGTTAGCGATCAGGGCAATCGTCTGCGGCGTCGATGTGGCGCCTGAGAGCGTTGCATTATTGCCGTGAATCGTGATCACAAGCGTTATGGCTGGTGACGCGACGACCTGCCATGCTTGCGGGAATCGAGTGAGATTCTCCTCCGCCCCTGCCGGAAACACGGCGATATTGGCGTTGCCCGCCTTGATATCGACCTGCATGTTGCCTGGAATTGGCCAGCCGGTGAAGACATGCACCAGTTCGCCCGCGACGGGCGGTTGGGCGGTGCCCATGGGATAAACCGCCTGTCGGACAACATTCGTGAGGGCGTTCGCCACATCGATGATATCGGCCATGGTTGGATCTTCCGCTGGCTCTAATTAAGCGCCTGGACCGACATCATCTTGCAGACGACGTTGTTCGCACCGGCGACCGACGTCTGTCCGGTCACCTTGATGATGATGGCAGCGGCGTCGTTTTCAGTGCCAGGCAGATCGAGCGAGCCGGCATGGGTCGTGCCGTTGATCGACTGCGCCAGACAGACTTGTACACTCGGTCCCACCTTCGTCACGAGCAGCTGCATCCACCACGGGATCACTGATCCGCCGGCGGCGTTAACCGTGGTGAAATTGATCGAACTGCCGAAATACAGCTTTGCCGTCTTGGTGTTGGCGTTATTGGCGAAGGTACCGTGAGCCTGGATGAAGAGCTGACGGCCTATACTGTCGAATGAATTGGCCGGCAGCGTATAGCTGAACAGCAGATCCTCGGTCGTATCGTTGCCGTTGCCCGTTCCGGCAGCGCCATTGGTGAAGACGGCACCAGATAGATTGCCGCCTCCCGGCGTGACTGCTCCACCCTTGCCGAATTGCTGGACCGAGGAAGCAGAGAGCAGCGTCTTGCCCTTCCAACGATCGACGAAACCTGAGGTCATGGCTTGGCACTCCTGTTGAGCTTCGGCCAGACGGCGAGGAAGCGATTGGCGATCAAAGCCCGCCGATTCTTGGGCGGGATACGGGCGATTTCGTCGGCGTTCAAAGACGCTCCCTGGGCAAGGTCGCGCTCGCCCAGTCGAAACCGGCGGCGAACCACGCCGCCGCCGATTTCAAAGCCCATCAGCTCCATGCTCATTGCACGATGCCGCTGAAGTGATATCCCAAATCAGCGCCGACGACCTGCATGTCGAAGGCCATCTGCCCTTCGATGCGCAGCGTGTTGAGGCCGAGCCATGGCATGGGGATCGAGGCGACGGTGATGCCGAGACTATTCAGGCCGGTGAAGCCCTCCCAACCGAAAGTGTAGCCGGCTGACGGCGTCATCAGACCTGGTTCCGGCGCCACATGGCACAGCAGCGCATCCTTGCCAGCGACAAAGCCAAAGCTATCGGCACCGCCTTCGACACCGGCGTTATAGACGGCCTTGGAGACGAGCACGCGTTCGACGTCAAAGGCCTGCGCCAGCAGCTCCGGTGACACCGTGCCGGCAAACGCCGGGTTCGTGTATTTGATCCGATCGACCACCAGCGGATGCTTGCGCAGCGCCTGATAGACCGGGTAGGTCAACACCAGCGTATTCGCCTCGTGCCCGGTATTCTGCAGGATCGTGGTCTGGCCGAGCGCGATATCGGTGAACGGATCGCCATTGCCGTCATCATTCCAGTAATAGGTCTGGTTGGCGGCCGGACCCGACGCAACGCCGGTGATGTCCGTGCCCCACACGCTGTTGGTGAGGTAGGTGCTGGTCCACAGGCGCTCACGACGGATCAGCAGGCGCTGCATCACGATCTTGGTCGCCGCCACATCCATGTCGATCGCGGGATCGGCATTCCGGCGGGTCTGCTCGCCCAGATCCTTATGCCAGGCCCAGACCTTGGCGTTGTAGCTCGACGTGCTGAGATTGAAGCCGCCGCCAGCTGACTCCGTGCCGTCGGCGCGCTGTTGCGCCTCGTCACGCAGGAAATCGGATTTCGAGAAGACGAAATACTGGTCGGTCTGGTGCGCGACCGGCACCATCGGGAAAACCTTGTCGGCGATATAGTTCTGCTGGCTCTGCACATAGGCCGTGCTGATCGAGGTCAGCGCGGCGGAAATATGGACGTCACCATATGTCGGTTGGGGCATCTAAAGCTCCGTCAATGAGAGTTAGTAGGCAGCAGGAACGAGCGCGATCGTGACGATCTGATTGGCCAGCGTGGCCGCCTCGATGGCCTGACCAATCACGGGGTTGGTCGAGGTGCGGGTGATCACCCGACCGCTGCTGTCGGTCATCAGCAAGGTGCCCGCGGCAAACGCTGCACCGGCGACGGCCTTGGATACGCCTAGGATTCCGACATCTGCCACCTGGCCGATAGCGGGCTTGTTCTGCAGGATGCCATAGCAGACGCTGGCGCCGGTGCTGTCATAGGCGACGGTGCGGGCGCCGGTGATCTTGACGGCGAGGAACTGACCCGATCCACCAGGACCGGTCAGACCGGCGGC